ATAATAATAATAATAATAATAATAATAATAATAATAATAATAATAATAATAATAATAATAATAATAATAATAATAATAATAATAATAATAATAATAATAATAATAATAATAATAATAATAATAAAATGAATGAAGAAAATATTAAACCATTTAATAATAAATATAAAGATAATTTTACTAATTATAATTTAAATTATAACGATGATTTAAATAATTTAAATAATGATATTCAATTAAATAATAAATTAAATAATAAATTAAAAGAACAATTTAAAGAAAATAAAAATAAAATAAAAGAAAATTTTAGTAATAATGATGATGATAAATTATTTTCTATTATTAATAAAAAATTAAATGAATTATCTACAGAAATAGGAGGATTATCTGGAAAAAAAAATATGAAAAATATATTAATTAATACTAAAAAAATATGTGATTTAGAAAGTGCTAAATGTATGGTTTCTATGATAGAAGAAAATAAAAAAGATAAATTAATTGATTTACATCAAATAAATAATATAGATAATGATACTTGCATAAAATGCAAAAATTATACAGAATTATCCACATCTATTAAATCTATGATAGATAGCATTTAATAAGTATTTTCTATATAAATTTTATCTAATGAATTAATATCATTTTGTTCTTGTTCTTGTTGTTCTTGATAATATGTTAAACCTATTTCATAATTATTATTTTCTTTTTTTATTAAATTATTAGATATTAATTTAGAAGGCATTAAACCACCATTTATTTCAATTATTGATGGTTTAACCATTAATATATCATTATTTTGTGTATCTTTACCATATTGTAAATATATTGTAGGATAATTTATATTTTTTGATTTTTCCATTTCATTAAATTCAATATAATCTTCTAAATTATTAAATATTATTGGATTTTTATCTAATGAAATAGTATCACTAAATAAGTATATTTTTCCATCTTTTTCAAATATAATATTTGAATTTTTTATTTTATAATTATTATTAATATTATTAATATTATTAATATTATTATTTTTATTTATATAATAATATAAACCTATAATAAATATTATTATTACTAATATTAATAACATAATATTATATTATTAAATTATAATTATATTTTATTTATATATTAATATATATAAATAAATAATATAATATGTGTGAAGAAAAAACAAATGAAGATTATAAAAAAGAATTATTAGAAAAATTAGAAAATAATTTGAAAGAAATGAAAATATATTATACTATTAGGAATAATGCAAATAATTCATCAAACATTTATCTATCTAGTATATTATTAAATACTATAATAAGCAATATAATAAATTCTATTATTTTACCTGATATAAACAAATATGAATTAACTTATAAAAATAAAAATTATTATATAAATAAATTTGAAGATGTAAGAGATAATATATATAGTTTATTATCTAATAAAAGTGGAATAATTATAATTTTTAATTATAAAATTTTAGGAATTAATAATAAAGAAAAAGTTGAAGAATTAATAAAAATTTTTAAAGAAAAAACCGAAATAAAACAAACAGATATTACATTATTAGAAATTTACTATGATAATGATAATTTATATAATGAAATATTGCAAATTACAAAAAAACAAGGCGAAAATGTAGAAACATCACAAGGCGAAAATGTAGAAACATCACAAGGCGAAAATGTAGAAACATCACAAATTACAGACAATAATTTTTTAAAAGAAGGTATTACAGTATTAAAAAATAATATTATATGTAATAGAATAAAAACAATAGATGAATTTAATATAGAAAATATATTAAATATATTAAATAATGATAAAACTATAAATAATAGATATATATTTTATAATTTAAAAACTACTCAAGAAAATAAAAAAGTTTTAAGCGATGTGGAAAACTCAATAATTGATTATATTAGAAATGTATTAGAAAATGTTGATGATTATGATAATGTTGATGATATGGAGAAATTTAAGTTACTAAAAATTACAAATGAAAGTATAGTAAATATACAACAAATAATATTAAATAGAATTATATATTTTTTTAGACAGTATAAAAAAGTATTTAATATAAAAGATAATATATTTTTTAATAAATTAATAAATAATAATCACACAACATATAATATTATTTATAATTCTTATATTGAATCGTGTTATACAAATATAAATGCTTTAAATTTTTTTTATAAATTAATGAATAATGAAGATGAATATTTAAAAAAAAACGCAGTTTTCTTTAAACTTAATTATTATAATAATGTTAAATTAAAAGAAACAAATGATATTCAATCTCAACCATGTATTAATATATTTATAAAAGAAAAAAAATTAAAAGATGAATTAATTTTAAAATATATTAATGATAATAATGATGATAAGCTCATTTATGCATTACTAAATTTAAACAAAGATATTTCAAAAAATCTAGAAGAAAATCTAGAAGAAAATCTAGAAGAAAATTTAGAAGAAAATCAAGTACATAAATCTAAAAAAAAACATGCAACAATGAAATTTTATGATAAATATCAAAAAGATTTTGATGAAAATGAAAAACAAATAACTAAACAAATAACTTCCATTTTATATTTTATTTCACATTCTATTAGAACATATGATTCAAATAAATCTCAAATGAAAAATATAGAAATATATAAAAAAAATGAGCCTTTAATTAAATTACCCAATACATTTATTTATAAACAAACATATAATAAAGAAAAAATATTACCAAATCTTATTTCTACAACAGATCTAAAGATATTTAAAGCTATAAAAAAAAAAAAAAATATATGGAATATAGCTGTAAATATATTTTATACAATAAAAATAGATGAGAATACTGAAGAAAAAAGAATATGGGGAACATTGTATAAATCTAATTATTATAAAACAATAATTATTGATATAGATGGATTTGTATATTATATCAATTCTTATGATAAAGAAACAAAAAAAATTTATTTAATAAATTTAACAAATGAACATGTAAATGGTCGATGGCTTTATTATAAAAATAAATTAAGATTTATTAATATTACTAATAAAGAATTTGATAGATATGGAATATATCAAGGTCAATGGTTTTATCATAAAAGTCAACAAAAATTTTTATTTATTTATCAATATTCTGAAGCACATACAATAAATTATTTAATATTAAAACAGTATCCAATAATAAATGTTATGTATAAAATATATGATATATATTATAATTTTGAAGGAGAATTATATTTATATTCAAATGATTCTAATAAAATTAAAATAATATATTATAAAAAGTCTGTAATAAATTCAGAAGTAAAAACTGAAATATTCGAGGATATAACATTAGATATGATAGATGATTTAAATATACATTTTATATATTATATAAAACATGGATTTTTGAGTAAAAAACATATAGATAGAATTAATAATGAAAAATTATTTTTAATTCAATCTAATTATTATATTATAAAAAAAGAAAAACGAATTAAAAACGAATTTAATAGTGAACAAGAACATAGTACTATAGAACTAATATCAACTTTAGAATATTACGATAATAATAATAAAACTATAGATAATGATAAATATAAATTCTTTATGTTTCTAAAGTTGGATGACGTACATCTACCGCCTGAGTTTCCTAATTATTTACAATATAGATATTTTAAATTAAAAAAAATAGATTATAAAGTTGAATTACCCCCTATTTATTTTACACGTCTTAAATTATATATGTATTATGATAATCTTCTAATAGAAAAAAACTTAATTTATTATTATTTTGGATCTACATATTTATTTTATCCAATAAATAATAATTATGGAATTGATATGACATTTACTATTACAATTAGTATATATGGTTATGTTTATGTGAATGGATATATATATGGTTTATGGTATAAAAATAGCGATGATAAATTAAAATTTGTAAATTTATTTAATCAACAATTTGATGAAAATGATAATTATGAAGGTATATGGTATAGTTTTTTAAAACATGATAATAACGAAGAGAATAAAAAAAAAAATAATAATGTATATATATTTATTAAAAATTTTTTAATATATGAAACAGATGAACAATATGATAAAAAAGAGTATGATGTTGATATATATTATGATGAAAATAATGAGAAATATAACTCACAAAATAAAAATATAATTATTCAAACTGAAAAATTAATAAAAATTGATAAATTTTGGCAATTAAAATATGATAATTTTACATATTATGTAAGTGAAGAGGCAATAATTAGAACTAACTTTCAATTTATCTTTTATATTTTTAAGAATTATACAATTCATAGTAATGAAATATTAAAGTTGAACGAGGACGAAATAGACGAAATAAATAATCAAGAAACTGTAACAAATGACAATAATATAAAAATAGAAGAAGTAGATGGTACAACACGTAATAAGCCAGATGAAACTATAACCGCATATGAAACTCTAGAAAACGAACATAACAATGATGAGAAACCAGAACTTGTATCCAATTCTGAACCAGAACTTGTATCCAATTCTGAAATTAATCCTTTAGAAGATCCATATATATTATTAGTTAATTCAAATACAGGTTCAGTAGAAGATACCGAAATTACAAATTTTTTAAATAAAAATGAAAATTTTAAAACATATAATCAAGATCAAAATAAAGATGAAAATTCTGAGAAAATAATAAAGGAAATAATTGAATATATAGTAAAAGAATGTATTAATATAAAAAATCAAAAGGATGAAATAAATATATTAATAACAAAAAAAGAAGAAGAAGAAATTTATTCTAATATTTATTCTAATTATAAAACACATATTTCAAATGAATTTATATTTTATTATCAAAAACATATAAATTATTTAATAAATATTAATAATGATATTAATTATAAATTTAATAAAGATATAGATAAAAATAATTCTAAATGGGTGCCATTACAAGAAATGAATATTATGATTACAAATAATATAATTAAAGGAAAATTTTATACTAATAATAAATCAAAAAAAGTATCATCAGAACACTTTATATATATAGATGAATATGCTAATGTTTTTTTTTATGGTATTCAAGAAAAAAGTAATAAAAAAAATAATTGTAAATATTTAGGTAGATGGCAATTAGATAAAAAAGAAAATATAGTATTTGTAAATTATTGTAATGATGTATTTGATATAACAGGTTTAGAATATAAAGGTAAATGGTTATTATTTGATAATAATAATGAAATTATAAAAAATATATTTAAATATACTTATAGTCTTGATGAAAATATGGAAAAAAAACTTCCATATATATATTTTAAGTATATAAAAAATGTTATAATTGATGAAAAAATAGATAAAGATATAAAAATAAACAAAAATTTATTTAATACTATAACTAATTATAATATTTATAAATATGATATTATTGATATAAATAATTATATTTTTGTTAATAACAAAAAAATAAATAATAAATCAAAAGCATATACAAAAGCAGATACAAAAGCAGATACAAAAGCAAAAGCAGAAGCAGAAGCAGAATATTATGAAATTTATGATTATAAGACACAAGAACAAGAAAAAAGTTTAATCGTGAATGATTTTAAAGTAGGATATGCTTATATATATAATAAAAATGAGAAAATTACAAATAAAGAAACTAGAACAGTTCAAACATTTAAAAAACTTAAAATAAATTATACTTTATATAGTAATAATGATAATAATAGGTCAAAAGTCTTAAAAGAAAATGTATATGATTTTCTATATTATAATACAACTATTGATGATTATAATAATAATATAAATAAATATATAAATGTAACACATAATAATATAAATAATAATATAAATTTACAACAAAATCCACCTTTATCTGGTGGAAAATTTATAAAAAAAACAAAAATAAATAAAAAAACAAAAATAAATAAAAAAACGAAAATAAATAAAAAAACAAAAATAAATAAAAAAACGAAAATAAATAAAAAAACAAAAATAAATAAAAAAACAAAAATAAATAAAAAAACAAAAATAAATAAAAAAACAAAAAAAATTAAAACTACTAATAAAAACATTAAAAATAAAATAAATGAAGTAAATGAAGTAAATAAAAGAAATAAAACAAATAAAACAAATAAAAGAAATAAAAGAAATAAAACAAATAAAAGAAACAAAAGAAATAATAAATAATTTTATATTATTTAGTAATATATAATGGAGACTATATATAAAGAACCACAACATATTTATTATAGAAATGGAGATAGTCAATATTTTACAACCGCTGGTGGAAAATATATAAGAAAAACAAATAAAAGAAAAACGAAGAAAAGAAAAATGAAGAAAAGAAAAACGAATAAAAGAAAAACGAATAAAAGAAAAATGAATAGAATAACAAAAAGATATAAAGGAGGAAATTATAATATAAATAATACAGATGAGAATATATATAAAGGGAATGAAAGTATAGTAGGAGATTTATTAACTTAAATTATTATTATATTCATATTATATATTATTATAATATAATATGAATACAATAAAAAAAAAAAATTCAAAAATAGATAAAAATAAAAAATCAAAAAAAAATATAGTATCTAAAAAAGATATAATACCAAATATAGTATCTAAAAAGGATATAATACCAAATATAGTATCTAAAAAGGATATAATACCAAATATAGTATCTAAAAAGGATATAATACCAAATATAGTATCTAAAAAAGATATAATACCAAATATAGTATCTAAAAAGGATATAATACCAAATATAGTATCTAAAAAGGATATAATAAAAAAAAAGAAAAATTCAAAAATTTCAAAATTTTTAAAAACTTTAAAAACTTCAAAAAATTCAAAAACTTCAAAAACTTCAAAAAGTTCAAAAAGTTCAAAAACTTCAAAAAGTTCAAAAACTTCAAAAAGTTCAAAAACTTCAAAAACTTCAAAAACTTCAAAAAAAAGTTCAAAAACTTCAAATAATCCAAAAAAGAGAAAAAAAATAAAAAAAAATAGTATAGAATTATTATATTCAAAAAATAAGTTATTATTGTATGATTTATCTATTAAATTAATGGGAATAATAGTACAATATTATCACATAAATAATTCAATAAATGAAAATAAAAATGAAAATAATATATCTAATTTTAAATTTAATGATATAAAACCATTATTAAATGATTTTTTAAAGAATCATGAAATAAATTTAGAAATGAAAATGATATTTAAAAATATTTATATGATAAAATTGAGAGAATATAAAGTAGATAATTTAACAGAAGAATTTTATAATAATTTTTGTAAAATTTATATAGAAAATATAATAGACGAATATGATATAAATAAAAATATATTAAAAAAAATAATAAAAAGATGTCTAAAATTTTTAATAAATTATTTAGAAAATGATATTAAGTTAAATATAGAAAATATTAATAAATTATATATATCTAATAGAAAAAAATATAAAGATACATTAACATATTATATTTTATATGATATGATATATAAAATATTAGATAAATATTCACAACATTATTTTAATAATATAAATAAATATGGATATGATATAATAGACCCATATTTTAATATAATTTATCAAGTAAATCTAAATTTATTAGATAAAAACTTAGAACTAACTTTAAATAAAATAATTGAATATATTTATAAAAAAGAATTTAATAAATATTCAAATATAAAAGAAATTTTTGAAAATATGAAATTTATATTAAAAAAAATAAATAAAAAAAAATTTATATTCAATAATGAAGTTAATGTAATTAAAGATATTGATATATATGTAAATAATACTTCTTAAATATAATTTATTATAATATTTTTAATATCTTATTTCTATAATATATATATTTCTATAATATATTTTTCAATTTTTCTATGATATCTAATGATAATTTATTTGGATATATTACTTCAAAATTTATAATTAATTTTCCTATATAATTATCTCTCATAAATCCCATATTTTCTATTATTTTATTATAATTATTATAAATTATCTCTCCATTATTATTAATTATTTTATAGTTTTTATTATTTAAATGTTTTAAAGTATATTCAAATCCTGTTAATGATTCTTTAAAATTTAATTTTACATTATAAATTAAATTTAATCCATTTCTTTTAAATTTTGAATGTTCCAATAATTTTATTATTATTTTTATATTACTATATATTCCATTATAACAATTACCTTTATTATTTAATATTATTATTTCATTCATATCTATACCTTTAAATATTTCCACATAAATCGTTTCTTTTTCATAATATATTAATTTATTATTTATTATTTTTCTCTCTATATTTGTAGGAATAATAGCACCAAAATAAGCATCTTCAAAAGTTATATTTAAATCTATTATTATATCATCTAATTCTATATTATTATTAATTAAATTATTAAGTATATATGTTTCTTTTAGATTATTTTCATTATTATTATTATTTTGATTATTATTATTATTTTGATTATTATTATTATTTTGATTATTATTATTATTTTGATTATTATTTTGATTATTATTTTGATTATTTATAAAATTAGGATTAGAATGTAATTCCGATAAATATTTATAAGCATTAGTAATATCATTAAAAATATCATTAGTGACATTATTATTTTTATCTGGATGATATTTAATTGATAATTTACGATATGCTTTTTTTATAGTATCTAATGAAGCATTTTTTTCTATATTTAAAATATTATAATATTTTATATTTTCATTATCATTATTATTATTATTATTATTATTATTATTATTATTATTATTATTATTATTATTATTATTCATAATATTTAATATATTAATAAAATATATATTAAATAAAATATAAAAACTTAAATATATTAATAAAATGTATTAATAAAATATATTAAATAATATATAAAAACTTAAATATATTAATAAAAATAAGATATAAAGAATGAATAAAACAATATTAAAGAAATATAAACCGAAAGTATTAGAAGATATAAATATAGATGATGATATGAAAAAAATAATAAATTTGTATTTAAAAAATAATAAATTATATTTTTTAATAAATGGAAATAGCACAATAGGTAAAACGAGTTTAATAAATATATTATTAAATGAATATTATAAAAATACGAATATAATAGATAATATAATACATATAAATTTATTAAAAGAACAAGGAATAAATTTTTATAGAAATGAATTAAAAAATTATTGTCAAATAAATAATTTATATACAAAAATAAAGAAAACAATAATAATAGATGATATAGATTATTTAAACGTACAATCACAACAATTATTTAATTCATTAATAAATAATTATGAGAATATAAATTTTATAATCAGTTGTAATAATTTAAATAAAATAGATAATAATTTTTTTCAAAAATTAGAATTAATAAAAATAAATAATACAACAAATGATTTTTTATATAAAATATTAAATAAAATATTAAAAGAAGAGAAATTAGAAATAGATGATAATAATAAAACAAAAATAATTAAATCTTCTAATTATTGTATTCCAAATATGATAAATATATTAGAAAAAATATCAATAATAAATAATAATGATAATATAGATGAATTAGTATGTAATATATTAACAAATGATATAAATAAATATATAAATTATTGTAAAGAAAATAAATATGAAGAAGCAATATTAGAATTAGATAAAATGTATAATAATGGATATTCAGTAATAGATATATTAGATGAAATAATGATATATATAAAAATGGATAATGATTTAAAAGATGAGAATAAATATAAAATAATAAAAATAATATGTAAATATATAAATATATTTAATAATATACATGAAGATAATATAGAATTATTATTTTTAACAAATAATATAATGGAAATTTTATTATTATGAAGTATTTAAATAGTATAATAATATAATATATAATAACAATATGTCTAATATAATTTTTAAAAAAGATATATCAAATAATATATTATATGATTTTTTAAAATTATATTGCAATTTAGAAAATAATTATTATATAATAGATAAATTAATATTTAAGAAATATGAATACAATAATAGCATAGAATTATTTTTAAATAATTTAAAAGAATATTACAAAGAAAATAAAATAAATTATTTAGAAAGAGAAATTAATTTTAATAATTTATTAACAATAATAAGACAAATATGTAAATTTAAAAATATTCCATATTATAATAAAATAAGATATGATAAGAATAAATATTTTATTACTTATTATATAAAAATAATAAATTAGAATAATATATTATTTATAAATAATATATTAAATATAATTTAATGTATTTAATATATTGAAAATTTTTATTTTCATTTTCCTTTTTCTCTCTTTTATTAAATTAAAAAAGTTATTAATTCTATTTAGATTTTGAAATAGAATTTATAAAAATACGAATTTTATATATGAGAGAAATATTGAAAATTTTTATTTTTCATTTTTTCTCTCTTTTATTAAATTAAAAAAGTTATTAATTCTATTTAGATTTTGAAATAAAATTTATAAAAATACGAATTATATATATGAGAGAAATATTGAAAATATAATTTTTTTAATAAAAATAAAATAATAATTATATTAATATTAATATTAATATTAATTATAAAATAGATTTAAAAATAAAATAATATATATAATATATTTGTATTGAAATATAAAAATATAATATATTTTTATTGAGATATAAAAATATAATATATAATAATTATGATGATATTCTGCGTTTATCTATGTCGCTTGATGTAATATAAATTGAATTTTCCGTACATATAATATATATTTTATCTAATTTAAATATTTTTACAATTGGGCTAGTATATTCTTCTGCATTTTTTACTAATAATTTCTCATTATTCTCTTTTACTCCTATTAATACTTGTTTATTTAATGAATCTAACCAATAATCTAACATAATAGGCTTATCTTCACTTATTGCTATTTTTGCTATATTATTCCATATACTTGCGGGAGGTATTTGATAATTTTCTTCTTGTTGAGACATTTTATATAATTTAATAATGAAAAACTTTATATTGTTTTAAACGAATAATATATTTTATAATTTACTAAATATTAAAATATAAATATTAATTAAATATTAATTAAATATTAATTAAATATTAATTAAATATTAATAAATATTAATTAAATATTATTAAAATATTAATTAAATATTAATTAAATATTAATTAAATATTATTAAAATATTTATTAAAATATAAATATTAAATATTTAATATTTAATATTTATAAAATATATGAGTTTAAATAATATAATTACAAGTGTTAGTTCATTAGTAAGTGATTATAGTATTTCAGATATTAATAATGTAATTTGTATTGATACATTAAATAATAATATTGGAATTAAAAATTCATCTCCTATTTATGATCTAGATATAAGTGGTATAAAAGGTATTAGAACAAATGCAATTTATTTAAATAATTTAAAAAATTTAAATACTTCAAATATATATGATATAAATTATGATTATAATTTTTTAAAATTTGCAAATTCTATTAATGTAAATAATATAGTTGATTGTAGTCAAATAATTACGAATATATTAGATGTTTCTTATATTATTAATTCTAATAATAATACAATTCAATTTAATCAACCTACAAGTTTTTTAAAAAATATCAATAGTTCTATTAATTGTCTATATAATATTAGTTGTAATAATTTAATTTCTAATTATACAAAAACAGATAATATAAATTCTAATATAAATAAATATATTAATGTTTTAACAGATATTTCATTTGCATCTAATGTTAATATTGAGAATAATTTAAATGTATATGGAACAATTTTTAATAATTCTAATGTTCTTGTATCAGATAAAAGATTAAAAACAGAAGAACAAAATATAAAAAATGGATTAGATATAATTAGAAAATTAGAACCCAAATTTTATAAAAAAACTAATAAATTATTTAATAAAAATGAAGAGAAAACTATATTTGAAGCTGGTTTATATGCACAAGATATTTATGATATAAATGATTTAAGTTATTGTGTTCATAAAGGGTGTGATATTACTCCATATTATTTAAATTATAATAATATTCTTATATATTCTATAGCTGCTATAAAAGAATTAGATAATACAATAAATAATAATTTAAGTTTAAATAAAGATAAATTTAATTTAAATAATATAGAAAAATTAATTACAAGTCAAAATTTATTGATTCAAACTTTAAATAATAAAATTAATTATTTAGAAAATAGATTAAGTAAATTAGAATAAATATATATTTAAATATATAATTTATATAAATCTATAAATGACAGATTCATCTATTTCATCAATAAATAATTTAATAGGAACTTTTGCAACTGTTAATTTAGGAACTACAGAAATTTTATCAACAAATAATTTAATATGTATAGATACTTCAAATAATAGATTAGGAATTAATACGTTAGACCCATTATTTGAAATAGATGTATCTAATAATGGAACAATAAATACTGCAAATTTAATAATTTATAATACTTTAATATTAAATAATTTACCAAGTTATAATATAAATTTATTACAAAATCAAATTTATATGGATACGAGTGGTTATTTGAAAATTAAGAAATAAAAATTAAATATATTATATATAAATTTTTATTTTTATATTATTTTTTTTATATTTATTATTTGAAAATTAAGAAATAAAAATTAAATATATTATATATAAATTTTTATTTTTATATTATTTTTTTTATATTTATTATTTGAAAATTAACAAATAAAAATTAAATATATTATATATAAATTTTTATTTTTATTTTATTTTATTTTATTTTATTTTATTTTATATTATTTTATATTATTTTATATTATTTTATATTATTTTATATTATTTTATATTATTTTATATTATTTTATATTATTTTATATTATTTTATATTATTTATTATAAAATAATATATGTCTTCTATATCTTCTAGAACAGATTTATGTAATAATATACAATTGAAAAATTCTTATATTGAAACCTTTAATGTTCCACGTTCTTTTAAAATTTATTCCGATTATTTAATTAGCGACCCTTCTCACGAAATTTCATTAGGTATTTCCGGTAATAAATTTAATGATATGATTATTCAATCCATTTATAATAATATACATATTATTGCACCACAAAATAATTATATTAATTTATGGGGTAACGTTAATGTTCCCGAAAATTTTATAGCTAATAAATCAACATTTAAAAATGATACTTCCTTTAATACTAATGTTAATATATCTGGTAACCTTATCGTTGGTAATTTAGTATCTTTTAAAATCTTTAAATCCACAGATGTCTCCTTTAATAATTTAGATATTTCTAATAATTTAAATATTATTTCTGGTATCGCAAATTTACAAACACTTAAAGCTACAGATTCCTCATTCAATAATTTAGATATCTCTAATAATTTAAATATTAAATATGGTTTCTCCAATTTACAAAAACTAAAAGCTACTGATAGCTCATTCAATAATTTAGATATTTCTAATAACTTAAATATTAAATTCGGTTTCTCCAATTTACAAAAACTTAAAGCTACCGATTCCTCATTCAATAATTTAGATATCTCTAATAATTTAAATCTTTTATATGGTTTCACCAATTTACAAAAACTTAAAGCTACCGATTCCTCATTCAATAATTTAGATATCTCTAATAATTTAAATCTTTTATATGGTTTCACCAATTTACAAAAACTTAAAGCTACCGATACATCTCTCAATAATTTAGATATCTCTAATAATTTAAATCTTTTATATGGTTTCACCAATTTACAAAAACTTAAAGCTACCGATGTCTCTCTCAATAATTTAGATATATCTAATAACTTAAATATTAAATTCGGTTTCACTAATTTATTAAAAACCTCCGCTACCGATGTCTCTCTCAATAATTTAGATATCTCTAATAACTTAAATATTAAATTCGGTTTCACTAATTTATTAAAAACCTCCGCAACCGATGTCTCTCTCAATAATTTAGATATCTCTAATAACTTAAATATTAAATTCGGTTTCTCCAATTTACAAAAATTGAAAGCTACAGATGTCTCTTTTAATAATTTAGATATTTCAAACAATCTTAATATTCTTTTTGGATTTACTAATTTACAAAAACTTAAAGCTACTGATTCCTCTTTTAATAATTTAGATATATCTTATAATCTTAATATTATTTCTGGATTTACTAATTTACAAAAACTTAAAGCTACTGATGTCTCTTTTAATAATTTAGATATATCTAATAATCTTAATATTATTTCTGGTTTTACTAATTTACAAAAACTTAAAGCTACCGATTCCTCATTCAATAATTTAGACATCTCTAATAATCTTAATATTCTTTCTGGACTTACTAATTTACAAAAACTTAAAGCTACTGATGTATCTTTTAATAATTTAGATATCTCAAATAATTTAAATATTAAATTTGGTTACACTAATTTATTAAAAACCTCCGCAACCGATGTCTCTCTTAATAATTTAGATATCTCTAATAACTTAAATATTAAATTTGGTTTCACTAATTTATTAAAAACTTACGCTACCGATGTCTCTCTCAATAATTTAGATATATCTAATAACTTAAATGTTAAATTCGGTTTCACTAATTTATTAAAAACCTCCGCTACTGATGTCTCTCTCAATAATTTAGATATCTCTAATAACTTAAATATTAAATTCGGTTTCACTAATTTACAAAAATTGAAAGCTGCAGATGTTTCTTTCAATAATCTAGATATTTCCAATAATCTTAATATTCTTTTTGGATTTACTAATATTAATAAATTAAAAGCTACTGATGTCTCTTTTAATAATTTAGATATTTCCAATAATCTTAATATTATTTTCGGATTTTCTAATTTGCAAAAACTTAAAGCTACTGATGTTTCTTTCAATAATCTAGATATCTCTAATAATTTTAATATTCTTTCTGGATTTACTAATTTACAAAAACTTAAAGCTACTGACGTTTCTCTCAATAATTTAGATATTTCGAATAATCTTAATATTCTTTCTGGATTTACTAATTTACAAAAACTTAAAGCTACAGATATGTCTCTCAATAATTTAGATATTTCTAATAATCTTAATATTCTTTTTGGATTTACTAATTTGCAAAAATTAAAAGCTACTGATGTCTCTTTTAATAATTTAGATATTTCTAATAACTTAAATATTAAATTCGGTTTCACTAATTTATTAAAAATCTCCGCAACCGATGTTTCTCTCAATAATTTAGATATTTCTAATAACTTAAATGTTAAATTCGGTTTTACTAATTTATTAAAAACTTTCGCAACTGATGTTTCTCTCAATAATTTAGATATTTCTAATAATTTAAATGTTAAATTCGGTTTCACTAATTTATTAAAAACTTTCGCAACTGATGTTTCTCTCAATAATTTAGATATTTCTAATAACTTAAATATTAAATTCGGTTTCTCCAATTTACAAAAATTGAAAGCTACAGATGTTTCTTTTAATAATCTTGATATCTCTAATAATCTTAATGTTAAATACGGATTTACTAATTTATTAAAAATCGCCGCAACAGATGTTTCTTTTAATAATTTAGATATTTCTAATAATCTTAATATTCTTTCTGGATTTACTAATTTGCAAAAACTTAAAGCTACCGATGTTTCTCTCAATAATTTAGATATCTCTAATAATCTTAATATTCTTTCTGGTTTTACTAATTTACAAAAACTTAAAGCTACTGATGTCTCTCTTAATAATTTAGATATTTCTAATAATTTTAATATATTAGGAAATGTTACAATTAAAGGAACCTTAAAAGATACTACATCATTATCTGGTTCTTTGGGACAAATTTTAGCATCAACCGGTACCGGAATACAATGGATACCAATTACACAAATAAGTGGTAATAATGCTATTATTACTTTATTAAATGGTTTTTTTTCAAATACAATCGGAACTAATGCATCACAAAATTCTGTATCTTTAGCGCCATATGCTGGTAATTATAATCAAGGTTATAATGCTATAGCTATTGGAGTGTCTGCTGGTAGTATTTCACAAGGAAATTATTCTATAAATATTGGAAATAATGCGGGAAATACTAATTCTTCTAATTTTAATAATTATATTATTTTTAATGCATCCGCTGGTAAATTAAATCCAATAGCATCAAATGCATTACAAATTGCTCCTATAAGAAATATATCATTTGGTATTACCGATCAATTATTAAAATATAATACTATTACTAATGAAATCACTTATACAAATAATATAAGTGCTGGCAATATTACTATTTCCGGTATATTATCCGATATATCTTTTCTATCTGGAACTTACGGACAAATATTATCTTCTACTATTAATGGAGTTAAATGGATCTCTCCTGCAACTTATTTAAATAATAATAATGGATTATATACAAGTGCTACTGGTAATAACGCTGGTATTAATTCTGTATCATTAGGTATTAATGCAGGAAATAATAATCAAAATATAAATTCAATAGCAATAGGTAATCAAGCTGGTTATTCATCACAAGGTTCTAATTCTATAGCTATAGGTAATATGGCAGGATATAATAATGCAGGAAATCAATCAATTAATATTGGTTATAGTGCTGGATTTACTAATATATCTAATTATACTAATTATATTATTATAAATACATCCGGTTCTAATATTAATCCAATCGCATCTAATTCTTTACAAATCGGTTCTATAAGAAATATATCTTTCGGAATTACAGACCAATTATTAAAATATAATACTTTCACTAATGAAATCACTTATACTAATAATATTAGTGCTGGAAATATTACCATTAATGGTTTATTAACTGATAAATATACATCTACTGGTTTATATAAACAATATTTATCTTCTACTGGTTCTAATGTTAAATGGAACACATTACCTATATTAATTAATCAAAGCGGTGGTATATATTCTACAACTTTGGGAACTAATGCGGGACAAAATTCTATTTCATTAGGACCCTCAGCTGGTTTTTTTAATCAATCTTATAATTCTATAGCATTAGGTTTTCAAGCTGGAGAATATTCACAATTATATAATAGTATTGCTATTGGAAATAATTCTGGTTTAAATTCACAATCACAAGAATGTATAGCAATAGGTGACTCCGCTGGATATAACGCGCAACAAATTAATGCAATTGCTATAGGACAATCGGCTGGTAATACTTTACAAGGTATTAAATCAATAGCTATAGGTTTAAATGCTGGAAATAGTAATCAAGGGAAAAATTCTATTTGTATAGGAGAAAATGCAGGAAATGAAAATAATTCATCATATTCTAATTATATTATTATTAATGCAAGTGCTAATATAATAAATCCAATTAAATCTGGCGCATTTCAAATCGCTCCCCTAAGAAATACTAATTTTGGAGTTACTGATAAAATATTAAAATATGATATATCTACTAATGAAGTTAGTTATTCTAATAATATTATTATCGGTGGAACATTAACAGATAAAAATTCGTCTGTTGGTTATAGCGGACAATTATTAGCATCTACTGGTAATGGTATTTCTTGGATTACTGCTACTAATACTTCCAGCGCATTTATTACTATAAGTAATGGTTTTTATTCTAATACATTAGGAACATATGCAGGACAAAATGCTATTTCTTTAGGAGTTAGTGCTGGTTCTATTAATCAAGGAAGTGGTTGTATTGCTATAGGACATTATGCTGGTAATTATAATCAAGGATATAATTCTATTGCTTTGGGACGTTATTCTAGTTATGCAAATATATCAGGATATACTAATTATATTATTTTAAATGCTGCTGGTTATCCTATATATCCTATTGCATCTAATGCATTACAAATTGCTCCCATTAGACCTTCCATATTTGGTATTAATGATTTATTTTTAAAATATAATCCTACAACTAATGAAATATGTACGTCTAACGGAATATATGTTTCAGGAAATATTACTGATTCATTTGGTTCTAGTGGTTATAATGGTTATTTATTATCTTCTACAACTACAAATGTCCAATGGATAGCACCAGCTTCTATTATAACTAAAGATGGTTTTTATTCCAATTTAAATTCTACATCTATTGGATATCATGGTATAGCAATTGGTTCTTATGCTGGAGAATTCAATAGTTTTAATAATACTGGCGATTATGCTGTTGCTATTGGTTACAGAGCAGGTGCAAATCAACAATTTAATGCTATTGCGTTAGGTAATAATTCTGGAAATTCATATCAAGGAGCTAACTCTATAGCTATTGGTTCAAATGCTGGTGTAAATCAAGATTTAAATTGTATAGCAATAGGTAATAAAGCTGGTTATTGTGTTTCGGATTTACAAGGACAAAATTCTATTTGTTTGGGAAATAATGCTGGTGCAGCTAATCCTAATGGATATAGTAATTATACTATTATTAATTCTTCCAGTAATAGTTTAAATCCACAAACAAGTAATGCTTTTTATGTTAATCCTATTCGATCTACAGCAGCAGGTAAAGGAGTAGGAGTATTATTTTATAATCCTACTACAAGTGAAATACAATATTCAACAACATAAAATATTATTTAATAAATATTTATTATTCTTTTTTAAATAATAATAAATATTTATTATTCTTTTTCAAATAATAATACAATATTCAACAACATAAAATATTATTTAATAAATATTATTTAATAAATATTATTTAATAAATATTTATTATTCTTTTTCAAATAATAATAATATATTATCTATTTCTTTATTATTTTCATATACAAACCATTTTTTTTTATTACTATCCCACATTCCTCCATATTTTTTTATTTCATCTTTTTTTGAAAAAGGAATATTTAAATAGATTTTTTCTAATACATTATAAGAAGATATATTTAAACCTAATGCTTCATTCGCTAATTTATCTGCATTATAATTTCCTATAGAATGTATATCATTTTTATTTGTGTGTGCTTTGATATGAATAAATTTAACATTTGATTTATCTTTATATAAATCATATATTTTTTTTACTAATTCTTTATTTGGTATATCTAAATTATAATTATTTTGATGTAATTTCTCTCCATAATAAGATATACATTTCATACTATATTCTGAATCTGTAACGATTATTATTTTCTTTCCATTTTTAATATCATTTTCTATAATATGATAGGCTTCTATTATTGCATTTAATTCCGCACTATTATTTGTTTGTTTACCATCTAATTTTTTTGATAAATTACGTTCATCATTTATATTAAAAAATATACCTATTCCTGCGATTGTATTTTCTTTTCCATTATTTAAACATGCGCCATCTGTATATACATAATAATCTGGATTAAAATCTATATAATTATTATTAATAATTTTTTTATTATTTATAATAAAATCTTCTGCTTCTTTTATAGTATCAAATTTTTTATATAAAGCATTTGAAAAACCTTTTATAGAATTATTGCATTCGTTCCATGTGTTAAAAATCCCTATTTCTCTACCATTTGAAACAGCATAAAAAGGCATTTTCTATATTATAAATAATTAATATTTTTAAATTATTTTATTAATATTTATATATTTATATATAAAAACATATATTTATATATTAATATATAGTCTTTTATGGGATTAAAAGTATATAATTTACCAGTATTAAATGGTATTGCTTTTGTTGATGAAAGTTATGTTATTGCAAGAGACATTAATTTAAATAAAAATAATGAAGGCAAGCATACTATAGCTTTTGATGTTTATTATTTTAAAAATACTCGCTTTTTTCATAAAGATAAAATGCAAAAAGAATTATCTAATGGACCTAATGGAGATATTTGGGATTTCGTTTATGACATTATTAAAAAACAATTTGATACTCAAAATATTAAATATGAAAATATTTGAATATTTATATTCTATACACTATAATATATATATTTTGTTAAATGTTTATAAAATTGTATTTTTATATATTAATATTAATTATCTATTAATTACCTTTGTCAAAACAAAACTATGGCTTTCAACCCTCAAGATGTTATGACTGAATTTTATGAACTTGCTTCTGATTTTTTGGCCTTATCGGTCAAATCAGCCGCTTTTTATACTCGTAATACTTCTTATATTTATGAAATTAAAATTAAAGATATATTCATTTATACTATTCCCGATAACCTTAATAATAATATTTATCAGTTTGAAAAATCTATTGATGACAATACCTGTAATTATGGTGAAGGCAAACGTTTGATAGTTGAACTTCAAAATTTACGTGTTATAGCACAAAAAGATATGAATAAATTTTATAAAAGAAAATTATCTTTTGATTATAGAATACCTATTGATATTTATGAAAAAATATTTGAAAATGTTAATGACTCAAAACTTATATTACTTGCTAAAGTTAAATATGCAGGTTATTATTTGAATGATATATACATATATCATATTGAACGTGCTAAACTAAAATTTAAAATTACCGATATAATACAAAAACATATTCTCAAACAAGATGATTTTATTGAACGATTTAATAATATTTTATTTCAAGTAAAAAATATGAAAAATAAATCTCAACACAACGATTTAATTTACATATTATACTTATTCGAACAAGAACTTCAAAATCAAACAAATGACCTTATTTCTGAAATTAATCGTTTATTAGATGAATTATTGGATACTATACCTTAATTGTTTATTTTGATTATTTATTGAAAATTATATTTTATCTTTAAAACAAAATATAATTTTTTTTATCAGTCATATATTAATTTTTTTATGAATAATATCTTAATATTTTTATAAGTCATATCTTAATAACTGCAATATATAATATAATCTTGTGAATATATAAAAAAATTGATATATTTATATATATTAATATATATTTTTACCCTTACGAACCCTAACAAAACCGGTAACGAAATGACACAAATCACCAACTCGAAAGAGAACGTTCCTGAGCTTGTTGCGGCTGAAAAAGCCAAAATGTTAATAGAAGCAGAAACACTTGCTGTTAAGTATTTTCTTCCCTATGTGAATTCAGATCAAATTTTTGAAGACACATCCATCCCTGATAACTTGAAACTGAAACCAAAGATTGACATGCTTGCCCGCATTTCTTTCCTTATGTTGTTGATGTCTATATCTATTGAAATAGACCTTCTCCAACGTTATTCGGTTAAAGCTGTCTTTTATGGGTTGGATAAAATGAAAATAAAGATTATAAAGCGTTTTCACAAAATATACAAGGCTGAAATTAAGCCTTTGATTGAATTACGCGAAAATATCCTAAATTATGTAGAAGATACAAATTCTGAAGATGAAGTATTTAATGACTTTAATAATAAATTGAAGTCAATCGAAGAAGATTATTTCTTTGATTTTGCATTTTTATCTGATATAACTGTGAAATATTGCGGTTCGTTTAAAGAAAAGATGAATACATTTCCGTTTCGCCTTACTTGAAAAGAACCTTCGGGTTAATAACGCCACATTCTTGTACTGTGGTTCATTTCCGTGTTGAAAAGAACCTTCAGGTTAATCACGGCACTCTCTTGTAGTGTGTTGCATTTCCGTGTTGAAAAGAACCTTCGGGTTAATCACGGCGTGTAGTGTGTGTTTTGGCAAAGTTAAAGCAGTCACTAGTGCGTTGCACTATGTATTGTGTGTGTTTATCCAAAACAAAAAAAACAAAAAAACAAAA